GGAGAGAAGGACAGCAAGGTTATATGGACACCTGACCAGCGTGGCAGGTTCTTAATTAGCTGGGTACCTCCTACCAACATGCAGAACAATGTGGTGACTAGGAACGGAATGAAGTATCCTGGTAACGAGCACCTTGGCTCATTTGGATGTGACCCATACGATATCTCTGCGGTAGTAGGTGGTCGAGGATCTAATGGCTCACTGCATGGTATGACTAAGTACCACATGGACGATGCTCCTGCGAACCAGTTCTTCTTAGAGTACATTGCTAGACCGCAGACTGCTGAGATATTCTTCGAAGATGTGTTGATGGCCTGTGTGTTCTATGGCATGCCAATGCTTGCAGAGAATAACAAGGCACGTATACTATACCACTTTAAGAACAGGGGGTACAGAGCATTCTCATTGAACAGACCTGATAGGGTGCTGAACAAGTTAAGCAAGACAGAGCGTGAGCTGGGGGGTATACCTAACTCAAGTGAAGAAGTCAAGCAGGCACACGCCTCTGCTATTGAGTCGTACATTGAGAAGTTCATTGGGTTTGATATGGCATCTACCTACAGACCTGCTGATGAGATAGGCACAATGCCATTCATTAGAACGCTTGAGGACTGGGCTAAATTCGATATTAATGACCGAACAAAGCACGATGCATCAATCAGTTCTGGATTAGCTATAATGGCAAATCAAAAACATGTATATTTACCAGATAAAAAAGAGTCGAAAATTAGTGTTAATTTCGCGAAGTACGCTAACACTGGAAATCAAAGTCAAATTATTAGGTAGATGGCATGCGTTTATAGGCACATAAGAACTGATTTGAACATTCCTTTTTACATAGGAATAGGCAAAGAAGTGACTAGGGCATACTCAAAGACTCATAGAAATGACCATTGGAATCACATAGTTGATAAAACCAGTTACGATGTTCACATTCTTTTTGACGATGTGAGCTATGAGTTTGCGAAAGAAAAGGAGAGAGAGTTTATTGAGCTCTACAAAAGAAAAGAAGATGGAGGAATCCTTTGCAACCTTACCAAAGGTGGTGATGGAGCCCTTGGCATAAGACATACTGAGGAGGCCAGAAAGAAAATGGGAGAGCCGAACAAAGGCAAGACCATATCAGATTGGCATAGGCAGAGAATATCTGAGTCTCATACAGGAAAAATAGTTTCTGAAGAGACAAAAGAAAAGGTGTCTGAAAAAATGTCTGGAGAAAAGAATCATAGGTATGGGGTAAATGCTTCTGAAGAGACAAGAAAAAAAATGTGTGAATCTTCAAAAAAGGGAGAGTCTAATCACGCATCTAAATTGACATCATCTGATGTATTAGAGATAAGAAGATTAAGTTCGGAAGGTATGGGGCAAAATAAAATAGCCAAATTATTTGGAGTAGCTAAGTTTGCTATACACAGTATAGTAAAAGGACTTACTTGGAAACACGTATAGAATGAAGGACGTAACAATAAATATTCAATCCGCATCTTTTCCTAGTCAGTTTGTATCTGATGCTGAGAAGGCATCTCCAGAATATGGGCTGCAAGTTGGAAATTCCATACAATACGAATGGTTCCGAAAAGATGGAAGTCAATGCAGATATTACAATCAGTGGGCTGAGTTTAATCGCTTGCGTTTATACGCACGTGGTGAGCAGTCCATTCAGAAATATAAGAATGAGTTAGCCATTGATGGTGACTTGTCTTACCTAAACCTTGACTGGACTCCAGTTCCTATTCTCCCTAAGTTTGTTGACATTGTTGTTAACGGCATGGGAGATAGACTCTTTAAGGTTAAGGCATACGCACAGGATGCGATGTCTCAGGCTAAGAGAAGTAAGTATCAGGACATGATTGAGAGCCAGATGCTTTCTAAGGACTTGCTTCTAAAGATACAGGGCGAGACTGGCGTTAATCCATTTGTTACTAACCCAGAGGAGTTGCCTCAGACTGATGAGGAACTGTCTCTATACATGCAGCTTAAGTATAAGCCTGCGATTGAGATTGCTGAAGAGGAGGCTATTAATACCATCCTTGATGAGAATCACTACCAAGATACACGCAAGCGTATTGACTATGACTTAACAGTACTAGGGATTGGTATTGCTAAGCATTAGTTCTTACCAGGGTCTGGCGTTGAGGTGTCCTATGTTGACCCTGCCAATGTTGTGTACAGTTACACTGAGGACCCATTCTTTAAGGACTGCTTCTATTGGGGAGAGATTAAGACTCTTCCTATGACTGAGTTGCTTAAGATTGACCCGACTCTTACACGTGAGCAGTTGGAAGAGATATCCAAATACTCTCAGAGTTGGTATGACTACTACAATGTTGCTCGATTCTATGAGAACAGCATGTTCTATCGTGATACCTGCACATTGCTTTACTTCAACTATAAGACTACCAAGAAGATGGTCTACAAGAAGAAGATTCTTGAAGGTGGTGGTACTCGTGTTATAGAGAAGGATGACAAGTTTAATCCTCCTGTAGAGATGATGGAGGAAGGTCGATTCGAGAAGATTGAGAAGACCATTGACGTGTGGTATGATGGTGTCATGGTTATGGGTACCAACTTCTTGTTGAAGTGGGAACTATCTGAAAACATGGTAAGACCAAAGTCTGCATCTCAGCATGCTATACCAAACTATGTGGCATGTGCACCACGCATGTACAAGGGTGCTATTGAGTCGTTGGTGAGAAGGATGATACCTTTCGCTGACTTGATTCAGTTGACTCACTTAAAGTTACAGCAGGTCATTGCACGTACGGTGCCTGATGGTGTGTTCATTGATGCGGATGGATTGAATGAGGTTGACTTGGGTACAGGTGCAGCATACAACCCTGAGGATGCGTTGAGACTATACTTCCAGACTGGTAGTGTTATTGGGCGTAGTTATACTCAGGATGGTGAGTTTAATAACGCACGAGTTCCTATTCAGCAGCTTACATCTAACTCAGGTGCGGCTAAGACTCAGATGTTGATTGCTAACTACAATCACTATCTAGACATGATCCGCTCTGTGACTGGTCTTAATGAGGCTAGAGATGGGTCTACTCCTGATCCTAACGCATTGGTTGGTGTACAGAAACTTGCAGCACTTAATTCAAACACAGCAACTAGACACATTCTTGAGAGTGGTCTATTTATTTATCGCACAATTGCTGAGGCACTTACGTATCGTGTTGCTGACATTCTTCAGTACGCTGACTTCAAGGATGACTTTGCTAATAAGATTGGCAAGTACAACGTGTCTATCTTGAATGACATCAAGGACCTTTATATCTACGACTTTGGTATCTTCATTGAGATTTCTCCAGACGAGGAGCAGAAGGCACAACTTGAGCAGAACATTCAGGTTGCTCTAGCGAAGGGTGATATTAATCTTGAGGATGCTATTGACATCAGAGAGATTAAGAATCTTAAACTTGCTAACCAGTTATTGAAACTCAAGAGAGTGAAGAAGCAGGAGCGTGAGGAGAAGATGGCTATGCAGAAGCAGGAGATGATGGCTCAGCAGCAGTTGCAATCTCAAGAATTTGCAGCGCAGACTGCTATGCAGAACATACAGTTAGAGGCTCAAGCAAAGATGCAATTGAAGCAGGCTGAGGTGGCGTTTGACATTGAGAAGTTGAAGGCAGAGGCTGAGCTTAAGAGAATGTTGATGGCTGAAGAGTTCCAGTATCAGATGCAGATTTCTGGTGCTAAAGAATCATTGCTCGCAGATAGAGACATGATGAAGGAAGAATCTAAAGCCAAGAGAATTAGTCAGCAGAACACTGAGCAGTCTAAGTTGATTAATCAGAGGAAGAATAACTTGCCGCCAATGAACTTTGAATCCAATGAGGATACGCTTGATGGGTTCGATATGGCAGAGTTTGAGCCACGTTAAAAAAAAATATATATTTGTAACATAAAATCTAATTAAATGGAAATCAAAGTAAGATCACTAGATGCAGTTGAGCCAAAAAGTATTCAGGAAGTTGAACAAGAACTTCTCGAAAAGCATGAAAAGGAAATCAACGGTGAGGTATCAATTGGTTTGGATACTTCTAATATTGACAATGGAGTTCAAGATACTCTTCCACAAGAGGAGGAATTATCTGAAGAAAAAGTTCTTTCATATATTGGAAAGAGATACAATAAGCAAATCAATTCATTCGATGAGTTGATGGAACAGAGACAGGTAAATGAAGAATTACCTGAGGATGTTTCGGCTTATTTAAATTATAAGAAGGAGACTGGTCGTGGCTTCGATGACTTCCTAAAGCTTAGGAAAGATTACGATGCTATGGACCCTGATAACCTTCTTAGAGAGTACCTTGCAGATACGCAACAGAATCTTGATTCTGAGGATATCGATGTCTTAATGGAGGAGTATACCTACGATGAGGACCTAGATGAGGAATCAAAGATTAAGCGTACAAAGATTGCAAGAAAGAAAGCTATTGCCGAGGCGAAGAACTACTTCAACTCTCAGAAAGAGAAATATAAGTTTCCGCTTGAGTCAAGTGGTATGGGCTTATCTCAGGAAGAGAAGGAGGAGTTTGATGCTTATCGTCAGTATACAAAACAGTCAAAGAGTATAGAGGAGGAAAGTAATCGGAAGCGTAAGTGGTTCGACCAAAAGACAGATGAGGTCTTTAGTAAAGACTTCAAAGGATTTGAGTTCGACATTAATGATAAGAAGATTCTATTTACTCCGGCATCTGCTTCAGAATTAAAGAGTGCTCAGTCAAGTCCATTAAACTTTGTTAATAAGTTCTTGGATGAGAGTGGACTAATTAAGGATGCTGCTGGATACCACAAGTCTTTGTCTATCGCAATGAATCCTGAGAAGTTTGCCAAGTTCTTTTATGAGCAAGGGCAGGCGGATGCTACCGATGATGTTTTACGTAAGACCAAAAATATAAATATGTCTGAGCGTAGAGCTCCTGAGGTTGTTAATAAGGGTGGAATGCAGGTGAAGGCGGTTGCGCCAGACTCTGGAAGGGGTCTAAAAATCCGCAGTATTAAAAAAATCTAACAACTAAAAAAACAAAACAATGCCAGTTTTATCATCCCCTGGGTTCCAGTTGCAGCCAAGTGCTGAGCAGGTCCCTTTATCAACTAACTACATTACCAACTTTGACTTCTTGAACCAGTATCTTCCTGATACTTATGAGAAAGAATTCGAGCGTTATGGTAATCGTACCGTAGCTTCTTTCCTTAGAATGGTAGGAGCTGAAATGCCGTCCAACTCTGATATGATCAAGTGGGCTGAGCAAGGTCGTTTGCATACTAAGTATGTGAACTGTGATTCTTCAGCTGCTGCAGCAGCAGATTCTGCAACTATTACTGTTAATGATGCTAACGTAACCGCTATTGCAATCCGTGCTGGACAGACTGTATTTATCTCTGATAATGCTACAGGTCTTTCTAACAAGGGTATCGTTACCGCTGTTAACACATCTGCTGATACTTTCGATGTTGCTTACTACGAAGGTGGTGGACAGACTTTCTCTGGAACTGCTGTACTTTCTGTATGGATTTATGGTTCTGAATTTAAGAAAGGAACTGTTGGTATGATTGGTTCTTTGGAAGCTGAAGACGAAATCTTCGACAACTCTCCAATCATCATCAAAGACAAGTATGCTGTATCTGGTTCTGACATGGCTCAGATTGGATGGGTAGAAGTAACTACCGAGAATGGTGCAACTGGATACCTTTGGTATTTGAAGTCTGAGCACGAGACTCGTCTACGTTTCGAAGACTATCTTGAGACTGCAATGATTGAAGCAGTTCCTGCTGAGACTGGTTCTGGTGTGGCTAACGCTTCTTTGAACCCATTGTATGGTAACAAAGGTTCTGAGGGTATCTTCTACGTGGTTAACAACCGTGGTAACGTATGGGGTGGTGGTAACCCAACTACTCTATCTGACTTTGATAGCATCATCTCTCGTCTTGACAAGCAGGGATCTATCGAAGAGAACGTAATCTTCGTTAACAGAGCATTCAGCTTTGACATCGATGATATGTTGGCAGCTCAGAACAGCTACGGTGCTGGAGGTACTTCTTATGGTCTATTCGACAACGATGAGAAGATGGCCTTGAATCTTGGATTCACTGGCTTCCGTAGAGGTTATGACTTCTACAAGTCTGACTGGAAGTACTTGAACGATCCTACCATGCGTGGTGGCTTGCCTACTGGCTCTACTGCAACTGGTACTGTAACTGGTCTATTGGTACCTGCTGGTTCTACCACTGTGTACGATCAGATTCTTGGTAAGAACGCTAAGAGACCATTCTTGCACGTTCGTTACAGAGCTTCTGAGACTGAAGATCGTAGATACAAGACTTGGATTACTGGTTCTGCTGGTGGTGCACAGACTAGCGATCTCGATGCAATGGAGGTTAACTTCTTGTCTGAGCGTTGTGTATGTACCTTGGGTGCAAACAACTTCGTGTTGTTCAGATACGGAGCCTAATTCTAAATAATGGAGGGGCCGATTGGCTCCTCCTTTAATCTTTAAACAAACAATACAATGGCAAAGAAAGTAATGGGACCTGGTCCAAAGAAAACAGTAATGCCTGGTGCAGGCTTACAAGCTAAAGCTACTTCAGTATTGGCCGCTAAGAAATTGGCAATCGATAAGAAGAAAGCAGCTGAATTAAAGGCAGCTAAGATGATGGTTGGAGCAGCAGCTACTAAAAACAAGCCTACTTTAAATACTAAGAAGGTTGTTATTAAAGCTAAGTATCCATATTAATTAACAGAGGGGGTCTTGGTTGACTCCCTCTATTTTAAATCTTTAAATTTAATCAAATGAAAAAATCAGCAACAAGTTCTGACA